TAAAAGAGAAGTGTCAATGACACAATTTGGACAGGTAGGAAATGCTGTTCCTCCAATCCTTGCAAATGCAATTGCAGAGTCTATAAAAACACAAATTTTCCAAGATGACGAAGATGATAAATAAATTCATTCAGGAAATACTTGGACATTCAAGGGTTACCACAACCCAAAAATACATTCACTTAGCCGCCGAGGATATTTCAAAAATTGCCTTGAAAAGAATAGCGTAATCCGTTTTAACAGCATAGCTTCAAAAATCCACCCAATAAATTAAAAAAAAACGTTGCCGATAGAATGAATATGGCTATTTTCAGAAGTTCCCCAAAAAATCTTTTTACAGAATTCATCCCGTAATTTACAAAAAAGTTAATAACCACGCTTATAACTTATGTAATTTGCCGCAATAAAAATCTTTATATTTGTTCAACAGTAAAGCTCATTCTGCGTACGCGCGGGACGGGCTTTTTTTATGCATAAGTGGTATGGAAATTACAGTTTACAATCATTCGAACCTACCTGTTTGCGACTTCGAGAAGTTTGTCGAGATGCAGGAAGATTTTAAAATTGAAGTCCCGGAGAAAACGTTAAAGCTCAAGAATATTATCATTGAGCGTGGCTTTAAATACCCGTTTGTTTGTTGGGTTGACAAGGAAGGCACGAAGTTTATTGTAGATGCACACCGTCGTAAAATTGTGCTGGACCAGCTACGGGGAGAGGGGTGGAAAATTCCACACGTACCATACTATAAAATTCAGGCAGAAACCAAAAAGGAAGCTGTAGAGGAGATATTGCTTTTCAACTCACGCTATTCCGAAATAAACCCCGAAACCGGCCTTTTCGAAATGTATAAAATCGATGTAGAAAATCTTCCCATCGATATCCCTGAGATTAAAATTAACACTGAAACCCCAAAGATTAATTATCAGGACGAGAAGGAAATGGATTATAAATCTCAATACGGAGTAATAGTAATATGCACCGATGAAACGGAGCAACAAAAAATATTTGAAAAGCTCTCTGGCGAAGGCTATGAGTGCAAGGTGGTAGTTACATAAAAGTGGTATTTTATGTAAATCAAGGTGGTTAACCGGTGCGAAGATTTTAATTCGTACCGGGTCGCCCGGGTTAAAAGTTTATTTAATCCGGAGCGTGGTGACGTGTTCAGGTTCGAAGATGAAGTCCGACCTTCCTGAGCAGTGGCAGGTCGGACTTATTGTTGGTCCATCTGGCACGGGAAAAACAAGTATTGGTAAATCGTTCTTTGACACCAATAGGATTGAAGATATTTATTCCGGATGGGATAAACACAAACCTCGTTATGTAGAGATAAACTTTCGCCATTGGGGTTGAAACTATTTAAAAAAGTTTTGAACAAAATAAAATCGGGAGAAATCCCGCACACTCCTCAGGATGAGAAATATGCTACGTGGGAGCCTAAAATAGACTCGCTACCAATTTTTAAACCTGATTTATTGATGATAGAATAGTTGTGAAAACAGCTTTGACAAACTTTAACACCACTTTACAATGTCAAGAGTAAAAGAAAAATATTTAGAATTTGGGAAAGACCTTTATACTCAGTATGATACGGAGGGGAACAAATTATACTCCTTACAAGAGATTGCGGACAGGCTCTGTGAAAAGTTTAACAAAAGGTTTACGCGTCAAACTATTTTCAACTGGTCAAAATCGAATGACTGGGACGGTCTGAATCAAAAGATTAAACAACATGCAATTTCTAAAGCGAATGAAGCTGACAAATTCAGCCCTGATGAAAAGGTAATTGATGCCCGTTCTGATGACTTAGCAGATGTTTATAAATACGGGAAGTTAATGGCATCGATTGGGACGGATGTTTTGCAGAAAGCCTACAAAGCGGGCAAAGGGGATAAATCGGTAAAAAAGAATTTGGAGATTACGGTTAAGGAGGCCATTGCCGCAATGCGTACGGGCTCTAACATAGTGTTCAGGTTGAACGACGTTCCCGACCCTGAGGCCGGTGGAGCCGGAATTGTAATGATGCCTGATAATGGAAGATGAAACTGCTTTTTGCCATATTAACCGCATTTCTATTTTGTTCAATGAGTAAAAGAATAACGCCACAACCCGGTTTTCAGATGGAGTTTCTCTCAACCCCGGCAGATATTGCCATTGGGGGAGGAGCCGCTGGGGCGGGTAAAACCTTTACCTTACTTATAGAATCAACTCGCAATATTGGTGTTAAAGATTATGCCGGCGTTATTTTCCGTAAAACATATCCACAGGTTAAAGCCCCCGGCGGACTTTGGGATACTTCGAAACAGGTGTATGGTGTAGTCAGGGGTAAACAAAGAGAATCAGCACATGAGTGGTTATTTCCATACGGCTCTAAAATCAAATTTTCTCATTTGGAGTATGAAAAGAACGCTGAGGACTGGCAGGGCTCGCAAATACCATTTATTGGTTTCGACGAACTTACCCACTTTTCAGAGTACCAATTCACCTACCTTCTTTCGCGTAACCGCTCAACATGCGGAGTTAAGCCATATATCCGCGCAACGTGTAACCCCGACCCCGATAGCTGGGTGGCCAACTGGGTTGATTGGTGGATTAACCAGGATACAGGTTTTCCAATTGACGAACGCGCCGGGAAACTCCGGTATTTTATGAAAGAGGGCGACGAAATGATTTGGGGCGATACCAAACAGGAGGTAATCACAAAATGCTATCACACCATTAATGAGTTGAAAGCCGCCGACTCTGAAATACGCGAGGAGGATTTAATTAAATCGGTAACATTTGTCCCGGGAGATATTTATGGGAATAAGGCTCTCCTTCGAAAAGACCCTGCTTACCTCGCAAACTTACTGGCGCAATCGGAGGATGATCAGCAGCGACTATTGCGCGGGAACTGGAAAATTAAAATAGGTGGTGACGACCTTATAAATCTAATCAAGCTAAAAGACTGCTTCGGGAATGAATACTTAAAAGGTGGCCGCAAATACATAACTGCAGACATTGCTTTGAAGGGTTCTGACTTGCTTGTTATAGGAGTGTGGGACGGCTTCAGGCTGATTGATATTTTTATTGAACCAAAGTCGAAGGGCGATAAGGTAATTGAGGTAATTAAGTATGCTGCTAAGAAATACAGCATTCCACAAAGTCATATTCTTTACGATGATGACGGGGCAGGTTCTTTTGTTGATGGATTTATAAAAAATGCCCGAGCCTTTAAAAACGGCTCCAAAGCCCTGAAAGGTGAGAATTATAAAAACCTTAAATCTCAGTGTTATTTCAAAATGGCCGACCGCGTTAATAGTGACGGTTACTCAATTTCGCCTGAAGTATTAAGAAAGAATGTAGGCAGCAAAACCGTTGGGCAGATGCTTATTGACGAACGCCGGGCAATTAAAAGAGACAAACCCGACCACGATGGGAAACTTGCAGTACTCCCTAAAGACAAAATGAAAGATATTATCAAACACTCTCCCGATTTCTTTGATATGTGGATGATGCGCGAGTGGTTTGAGCTGGTTCAAATAGAATACGAATCCCAAAATTACAACAAAGAAAAACTAGGATTATTTTAAAATTATATATCATGGCAGAAGAGAAGAGTTCAATACTAGACGGCACCTTTGAGGAGGTAATTAAAGCAATAGAAGCGCTAGGCCCCGGGGAAAATAAGGCCGAGGAATACCAGAAAATCTATGATGGTGAGCACGCGATTTTGGCACGTCCGGATAAAGTTGTAAAAACAGCTAACGGAGAGTCAAAGGTTACAACGGCTAAGATAGTTCTGAATTACCAGGAGGACATTGTAGAGAGTTCAGTTGCATTTTTGTTCGGCTCGCCGTTAACGATAAGCAAAACAACTGACGGGGGCGATACCCAGTTTCAGGAGCTGGAGGCCGCGCTTGAGGATATCTATTTCAATAGTAGAAATAAAGAGCTGGCCAGAAAACTTTTTATACAGTGCCGGGCGGCAAAGCTGTATTACGTAAAAAACCCGACTGACAAAGAAAACCGGAGCTTAGCCTCTATTATACTCTCGCAAGATAACGGCGATTTTATACCCGTATTTGAAAAAGGCTCGATGATTGCCTTTTTGCGAAAGTTTACGGAAACTAAATCTGTTGATGGGAAAGCAAAAAAGGTTGAAATGTGCGAGCTATATACGGCTGAGCAAATTATATACGCTGAAAAAACAGATGCCGGATGGGAAGAGGAGGCAATAAAAAATGAATTCGGGAAGATCCCCGTTGTGTATTACGAGCAGAAAATCCCAGAGTGGCATAAGGTGCTAAGTATAATAGAAAAGCAGGAGGATAGCTATTCTAAGTTGATTGATACAAACGATTATTTCGCTAAACCTAAGTTGACTGTATCGGGTAAAATTTCCAATCTACCTGAGAAAGGGACAGTCGGGGAGGTTTTGGAAATGGAAATAATTGAAAGCGGTGATGGGAGTAAAGTAAAGTCAGAGGCAAAATACTTAACGTGGGACCAACGCCCTGAAAGTTTAAAGCTTCAATTCGACATGGCCGAAAACTACATTTATAAGTTTACTCAAACGGCGGACGCTAATTTTCTGAATATGTCGAAAGCTTCAATTGGAAACCTCTCGGGCGTGGCACTTCAAATGTTAATGCTGGCTCCAATTATTAAAAGTTTGAACAAACAGGAGCAATTTAATGAAATGCTCAAGCGCGAGCTTAATGTGGTAATGTCAATCCTTTCAAAAATGAATGCAGGGAGCGAAAAGGCCTACAAGGACATGAAGCTGAAACTAACCTTTAACTCCATAATGCCCGATAATATTTCGGAGGTTATTGAGGATTTGGTAACCGCCACATCAGGGGGTATTATGAGCAAGGAAACGGCAATTGAAAAGAACCCTTTGGTTGACAACTCCAAGGCCGAAAAAGTGAAGGTGAAAGCCGAGTCAACCGTTTTGAGCGCAATAGCCGAGCCGGATGTTTAAAAGGGCAAAATACAGAGGTATCCCGTGTTGGTATAACGAGCAAACGGATGAGCTTAGAACAAATAACTGGCTTTACGGCGTACTAGTTGATATTAACCTGTGGGTTGATTTTCAGTTGCTAGGGTTGGAAGAATTACCAATTTGGATTATAGAAGATGAGTAATATTGATTGTTTTGGAATATATGATTTTAACGTAGCCGAGAACACCTATATCCTTAGTGGAGATAAGTACCTCGTGAAGGATTTAATTGAAATGGCTTCCAAGGAGGAGCCGTTTGAGCTGCCTTTAGCAGGGGTTGATATTGGCACAAAACCTTGGGGGGATATGGATATTAAGCATTTTTGTTATCATGTTCGAAGGATGACCGCAGCGGAAATGAAGTACCCCGTTATTTTAGATGTTACTGGTTATATATGCGACGGGTGGCACCGGGTTGCCAAGTCAATTATAAACGGCCAAAAAACAATAATGGCGGTAAGGTTAAAAACAATGCCAAAGCCATTGCCAAAAGATGACTAAAAAAGAGCGTGAATTTATACGGCTGCTATTACAACAGGATGCCCAAATAAAAAGGCTCTATTCTGAAACCATTACGGGGTTGGCGGGCGATTTAAAGAAGTTCAAGCCCCCCGGCAAAGTTATTGTTGATGCCAACTCGTATTGGGTACGCAATAAAGCGATTGAGGCACGTATCGAAAAAAAACTATCTACTTTCGCAGGCCAGTTCGCGAATATAATTGATGAGAATCGCGCCAAAGCTTTAGGCGTTTCAAAAAAACATTCTGACGACCTTATTAACTCCTACCTTTCCAACCTACCAATTTCACAAATTGCAAAAGAGGGCATAAATTTACGCTCGCTGGAGGGATTCAATACTTTTAAAAATAGTATTCCGGACGTTTCCCCTCAAGTATGGAAAACTGCCCAGGTACTTAAGGACCAGCTGGCGTTTTATGGAGGCTCAGGTATTGCAAGCGGCCAAAGTGCAAAAAGAATTTCCACCGATTTAAAAAGTTTACTTGAGCATCCTGATAAACGGTTCAGAAGGATTCGAGACCCTAAAACAGGTAAATTAATGTTAAGCCAACCGGCCAAAAACTTTCATCCCGGGCGTGGGGTTTACCGTTCGTCGCATAAAAATGCCCTACGGCTTGCACAAAGCGAAACAAATATGGCATTTCGCCACGCTGATCAGGCGCGTTGGAAAGAAATGACTTTTGTAAACGGGTACGAGGTAAAACTATCCCCTCAGCATCCCGAGGATGATATTTGTAACCACATGGCCGGAGCATACCCGAAAAGTTTTTTATTTGGCGGCTGGCACCCAAAATGCATCTGTTTTACGGTACCCATTTTAGCACCCCGGAAAGACTTTCTTAATTACCTTAAAACAGGGCAGTTAAATAAAAACAGGATAGTTACCTCAATCCCAGCAAAAGCGGGCAGGTATGTTAAGGCACTAACCCCGGCATTTAAAAGGTGGAAAAGCAAGCCCCATTTTATAACTGATAATTATGTGCTGAAAAATGGCGTTTACGTTCCTGAAAAATCGGTAGCTGAATTTATTAAAGTGCCTCCGAATGAGTTGATGAAAGTGACTAAAGGTGCTTAGCCTCAAAATCCAAAGTTAATAACCTCACTCATAACTCGATTTGCATGAATTTTAATTAATCACTACTTTTGGGATACAGTAAAGCCTTGCTGCCGTGTCGGTAGTTGAGGCTTTTTTTATGCAAATTTTTAACTAAAAGTTATTTAATAACATGTACGAAGAAATTTTAAACGCTCTGAAAACCAAGTTTAAAGGGGTTCCGAGTAAGGTGTTAGAGCAACGGGCAAGAAACATTTCTAAAACCGTTACCGAGGAGGACGGCGTTCAAACCGCAGTTGACGGGATTACGCTGGACGACTTATTTAAGGCACACGGGGACAGTCGGGCAACCGAAGCCTCCAAAACCGCAGGCGAAAAAGCCGTTAAGAAATTCCGCGAGGAGAAAAAACTTGACGACGACGGGAAACCAATTTCAAGCGGGGGTGGAGATGACGATGACGACGATGATGACCCACCAGCTGACGGGGACAAAGCTCCAAAATGGGCTAAAGGTCTCGTTAAGAAAGTGGATGACCTTTCGACAGAACTGGCAGGCTACAAACAAAAAGAAGCCGCTACAGAGAGGGCAACTACAATTGCCGGGAAACTTAAAACTGCCGGAATTCCTGAGAAGTTACATAAACGCTTTTCTGTTGCTGATGACGCGGACGATGATGCTGTTGACACAGCTATTACCGAGTATAAGCAGGAGCTTAACGATTTAGGGATTGCCGGGATGAAGGAACCTGGAGGGGGCGGAAGCTCCGAAAAGTCTGAGGAGGACTATAAAAAAATTATGAACGGTGAGGCTGACGAGGAGGATGCCGGAACCGTGAAATTGGATGTTTAAATTTTATTAAAAATCATGTACGTAACAAAAGAGACTGAATATCAAAACAACCCTGTTATCAAATCTCAAATTGAGGTTTTATCAGGAGGAGCCATTGTCGCCGCCGCTGATTTCAAAACAGCGTCAACCGAGTGTAAAGCCGGGGCGATAGTAGGCGAGGATTCAAATGGTCTTTTTCATCTTGTTAAAACTGCTAAGATAGTA